TTAGTCGCTTTCCTCTATAATTTGCGGGATCTCTTTTGATATGTCCGGAGTTGCTTCAATCACAAAATATGGGTGTGGCGGCCATGGCGCTTCATTACGCTCACCGATGTAAAACTGAAAAGCAAGGTCCTGGTCGTTTTTAGGCAAGCCACTGCATTCACACACATACCTCCATTGCTTCCGTACATCTGAATACTCAACAACCTCAACTTTGCTGAGCGGGCTAACAAATGCATGCAGATAGAACGGATGAAGCTTACTCACCTCATAGTCACAAACGATATCCGTTGACTTAACTTCTTCACTAGTAAGAAGTTGCCATCCATCAGGAGAATCGAATAAAAATGAACACAGTTGATCTTGCTGTTCGATATTGCGGTAACTCTTCCTAAAACATCGCTCTCCAAGAACATGCACACACCCTGAAGCATGAATAGTTACTTTTGTTACCGGCTTTATTTTTTCAATATCTACATCTTTCCCAGAATCATAGTCAACAAATGCACTACCATTAATACTTTTACTAACCCCTATCTTTGCCGCCTCTATATTTTCGATGCAATGTCCAACGTATATACTCCCATCACTACTAATCGAAAACCAAATTAACGCTTTGTAATTTTCACCATATTTCACAAGAACCCGATGACGCTTATTATGTTTTACTTTGTATACTTCACCCCCCACATCAAGCAATTGAATAGAGGTGTCTGAGACGTCATTCTTCCTAATTGTTTTCCGGACTAATTCTTTATCCGCCACACGACCAATCTGCTTGTTCTTACGAGCCGGATTTAAGGCAGCAGCGGGTGCTAGAGGTTTATTTTCCCGAGAGAAGACACAAATATCACCTGCCTCACCAGCAAATATTTTCTTCTCCATCTCATCCAAAAACACCTTGCGTTCATTGGAATTACATGAGTACGCGGCACTGACGAACACCAAATCCCAATCCTCGATACCGAAATCAGAAATTCTTTTGCTTAAACTTTCGAATGAAGTTTCAGCTTCAACAACATTTGAGAACTTCTTAATAATTTTAAGAAGCCCCGACGCAACAACCTCTTGCCCCGGAGAAGCGATATCCATCGCAGAGGAACCAAGGTCTTCGTGGCGAGCTACTATGTGAAGCAAGTGCCGCCTACCCTGTTCAAGCCTTAGCTTGCGCACAATGTCTTCATAACAACGATAAACAAACACCCGTTTTACTCCCGAACCAAACCCAAAAAACAACCTTAGGTTAAGCCGAAACACAACACAACATACAATCCTAATATTGCAGAGATCACACCTTCTTATCCGCACTGCGCTTAACAACACTCACCCCCAGAACGCCCAACGCAATGCCCCAGATCGGGCTGGTATTGACCAGTGCTGCGATAATCGCCGGGGCCTGAAGCGGGGTGAGGATGATGGCGTAGGCAATCGCGCCCATGGTCATGATCCAGGTGAGTGCCACGGCGTAGCCGAAGCTGGGGCGCCAGCGGCGGACAAAGGCATCTTCGCTGGCGACCTCGGCCCGGATGGTGCGGTTGATGGATTTCAGCGTTTCGGTATCGCGCGTGAGTTCGATTTCGGCCATGCGTTCGGTGTGGCGGTTTGCGGCCGAAATCTGTTCCGGGGTGACGTCGCCCTTGGTCACAGCCGCCTCCACCTGTTTAAGGCCCTCGGCGGCCGTTTTGGCGATCGGGTTGTCGATATGATCAAGCCCCGCCCCCACCGCCTTCATCAAAAGCGGCAGGCCGATCTGGGCAAGCAATGCCGGGATCATCAATGTTCTCCTTCAAATTCGTACTTCCCACCGATGGCCGGGATTGTCGTTAAGGCGTGACGAAAAGGAGCATTGGCGAGAACCGGCGCGCAGCGTACGTTTGAGTACGTGAGCACCGGAAGCACAGCCAATGGTTCTTTGCAGTCCGTCTTGGCGGCAATAGCGACCATCGGATTAGCCGATATCTTTGTAAAATAAGTGCCCACCAATCTCGGCCACCGGCACATGCCCGCGTGCCCAGAACGGGTCAACCGCATGGGTGTGATAATGGGTGGCACCCTCGGTCTGATCGGCAAGCTCCCCCGCCACCGCGCGCTTGGCGATGCGTTTGCACAACCGGTATGCCGGGTCGCGCGGGCTGAGCGCCAGCAGCTTCTTGCGGTTCGGGTCCGCCTTGTTCCAGCAGGAAAACTGTGCCGGTTTCAGGCAGACCGATTTGATGTCATTGCCCCACCAATAGCGCCCGCGGGATTGCGCGAACGCCACGCGATTAAGGATGACGGATGCCACCGCCTCAATCCCGGCAAGCTCTTCGCCGCGTGCCTCGCCATAAAGGGTTCGGGCAAGGACTTCGACCTCGGAAAGCGTATCGGGATCGGTGACCAGCGATGTATCGGGTCGGATCAATGTATCAGTCATGGATCAGGTCCTTTTTGGTTGGGGATGCAGGCATGTCGAGCTTGGCCTCGATCCGGAGCAAATGGCCGGTCAGGCGTTTTTCGACATCCTTGAGATAGGGGATGGAGACATAGTTGCGTGCGACATCAAGCTTGAACGCCGCCAACGCATCACGCAGATCAGACGTGTCTGACTCCTCGCGCGTGCGCATCTGTTCCATGCGGCCAAGCAGTTCGGATCGCATCCGCCATTGCAGCCAGAACAGGCTGGCGACAGCAGGAATTTCAACAGCCGTGATCCACCAGATCACATCAACTGACTGGGTCACAGGCAGGGTCATGGGGGCCTCGATTTGAAAAGTCAGAACAGAAAAAGCAGCCATTCCCGTCATGCCCGCGCAGGCGGGAAACCATCGCGCGGCATCACGCATCGGCACCATGGATGCCCGCCTTCGCGGGCATGACGAAAGCCGTGCGGTAAATTCGTCGTTCCCGCGAAGGCAGGAACCCACCTTGCGGCATCACGCATCGGCACCATGGTCCCCGCCTGCGCGGGAACGACGAATTAAGGAGCACCAAAACCGTCATCTCCGCACATCCCCCTTCCGTCATCCCCGCGAAGGCGGGGATCCATTCAGGACGAAAACAGGTTTGTTTTGGTCAGACGCATCACGGACAAAGAAAAACCCGCAAACCAGAAGGCTTGCGGGTCAGGTCGACCGCGCATCCACCCGGGGCAACACCCCGCGGGCTGGATAAGCGGTTAAAGCATTCAGGAGGCGAACAGCACTTGGGTTAGGCCGCCGGGCCCTTCAGCTTTTCTTCCAGGTCCTGCCAGGCCTCGCCAGAGGCAACAAGGCAGCTTGGACCGGACGGATAGGTAAACAGGATGGTCCAGGTCTGGCCATCGGGCGCCTTAAGCACCTCGATCACGCCGCCATTGGACGTCACGCCGACCGCAACCGGCTGTTCGGAATATTTGGCACTCAGGCTGTCGATCACTTTCGATCGATCCCCACAGACCGGGGATGCCGAGGCTTGGGGAATGGTTACTGCAACGGCACCTGCCACCACAGCGATCAAGCTCAGTGTTTTCAACATGGTCAGGCCTCCTGACAGTCAGGTGCGCCCACATGGACGTCTTGTGTTCCTGGACTGCAAAATCAATCAACAAATGATCTTTGGCCGTTTCCTGCACCCGGCGTTAAAGGCCGGGAACCGTGTTTTTCTGACTCTAGAAACGCACTTTAGTATAGGTTTAAAAATTCCTTACTATGCTTTCATATAATAAACGTAAGCACCAAAGCTGAATTTTCCATGAATATTTCACAAATGTGATACAGGGCCCTGCTAACCATTTGGCATTGTGGGAAAGTTTTTTCTTCCCTCACGAATTGAAAGCCCGTTCTCACGGGTTGAAATGGCTTTCGGCCCGGAAAATCCCGCTTGTGCCCCGCCAGTCGGCCCGTTTGATCGGCATATCCACCCTGGGCAAGCGCACCGGATCGTTCAAAATACAGCCCGCCACCGCATCCAGCCCGTCATCCGGGCCATTGCCATCGGGATGCCAATCGCGCATCTGCGCCAAAAACGGCGTTTGGCCCACAGCGTTATGGACATGCAGCAAGCCTGCCCCCATCAACGCGCCAAAGGCATCCTCGATCCGGGTGGCTTTGTTCGTACTCTCATAATGTTCTACGACGCTGGCCGCCCATCCGATTGATTTTAGCGCGCGCCTAAGGATATTGGGCAGGAACCGGCCAATGCCATTTGTCTCGACCCGGACCGACGGCAAATGATGGCGCGCCATAAATTCCGCGACCTGCGCACAAAGCTGGCTGGCCTCATCCTGCCAAGGCTTATCGCCGTTTGTCTCCGGGTTTGAGGCCCGCAACCACGCCATATCGTGCAGCCAATATTCACCCTGATCACAGATATAAACGCAGGCCACCACCGCCCCGTCGCCGTGCTTTGAGCCGAAACTCGGATCAAAATGACACGCACTGGCAACCATGTTCCGCCCCGCGATGCAAAGGTTCATGCGGCCATTGCCATGCGTGATCTGGGCCTCGTCCTCATAGAACCGCAATTTCGCCGGATCCAGCATCCCGGCCACCGGGGCGACCATTTCAAGCATCATCTGGCTTTGAAACTTGCGCGCGGGCGTTTTGGCCTGCATGTCCGCAATCGCCCGCTCATCAAAGCGTTCCGGCCAATTTGATGTCCCGTCCCTATTGACGATGGGAAGTTCATAACGTGAAAAACCCGCCAAAAAGGCTGCGGCTTCGCCGGTTTCGGTGCGGGCTTCACGGGCATAGATCGAATAATAACTGTGCGGGGTGCCGACATAAAGCTGCACACCGGTCGGGCCCAGCACATAGGCAATCTCGCCCAGCTTTTCGCGCAGCTCAGCACGCTTATGGGCGGTGTCGCTGTTTTTGGGCACCTCGACATCATCGCAAATCACCAGATCGGCCCGCGACCCGGTAATATTGCCGCCAATGCCAACCGCCTGCATGGATGGATCACGCAACACACCGGTGCGCGCCACCGTAAACCGCTCGCTCCCCCAATCGATCAGTTTTTCGGGCAAAAGGGCACTCATCAACGGATGGCGCTCCACCACGCGCTTGACGTTGCGCACCATCTTTTTCGCCAGATCCAGATCAGCCGCCAGCACCAGAATGCGCAAATCCGCATCGCGATACAAAAGCCAGGCACAGAACAACCCGACCAGTGTCGATTTGCCGGAATTACGAAACGCCATCAAAAGCATTTCCCGCTTGCCCGACCGCCAGCAGTCTTCCAGCCAATCAGCCATCTTGCGATGATGAACGGGCATCCCCAGCCCCAGCATCTCATCCCAGATCCAGACGAATTCGGCGAAGCGGGCCTCTGCCATTCCCAATTCCCCCGTTTAATGCCGCCCCTAAACCGCCTCCGAGTTCGCGTATTCAAGTCACACAGCATGGTTTCTAAGACAAAATTTAGAAAGCTCTGAAAGCTCCTTTATGCTGAACTCTATCTCACCTAATTCAGTCGACTTTCTTTGAATCAATAGTATTTGCAAGGTCTCTAAAGAACGCAGCTAGACGGGGTTTGTTTTCGTCTAAGCTATCCAAGCCCACATCCGCATTGCCGATGAAGTCAAAGCTGTCATCTGACAACATATCCCCAAATTGCATAAACTGAGATCTTAACGATCGGATCGTAGTGTCGTCTTTCACCAGTGGAAGTACTTCCGTCGCAAACTCAACAAATTCACGTTTAGCCAAGCTCACTTCATTGCGACTCATTCTTGCCAGTAACAATGAGAGCAATGCTGGGTATACATCTGAGCGGCGGTGTTTTGTACTTGGCTCATAAACGCGACCAGACACTACAGGCCGCTCTGACATTCTATCCAGTTTCTCAATCGCTGCATCCAAAACGCCTCCATAGCCTTTTGGGTTAAATTGATTGCCAGAACATTGAATTCGAATGATTTGTTTAACAATTTGCGAGAAATTTGTCTTAGCATAACGCCGAGTTGCATTAGTGTTTTCGCTAGGAATGTTTAGCAATTGCTCTACTGCTCTAAATGCAATGTCTGAGCTTTGTTTTTTGCTAAGGAACCAACTTTGCATTATTCCACCCACTAGCAGCTTCACATCATCCAAGCAGTTTTTCAGAACAGCAGAGAACAACCCTTTGCTAGTAAGCGCAAAAAGGCCAGGCCGTGGACTAAATGCCAGAACGTTTCTCTGAGCCTCATCCCAGCTGAGTTCAAAAATGTCCGGAACCAGTAGTGTGCAGTACGGGTAGTAGTCGTGACCGAGATAAATTTCGATTTGGTCAAGCCAACAAGTCAGCATTTCAGAATAGTACATCGCGCCATCTTCATCCTCGTTCCATACTGACAGTGCCAGTACGTAGGCGGTATTAGTAAGATGGCGCTGTAGAAATGGCCAACTCTTGCAAAGACGGCCCCATTTTTCCTCATCAGAAAGCTCATTTTCGCTCCAGCCATACATTGAACTTGCATCGCACAGGGTACTTTCCCAAGCGCCAACAATCCCCCTAACGACCTCGGAGTAAGCCTTTTGCTCTGCACCTGAAAGAGTAGTGTTATCAGAGTTTTCTCGCTCCTCGTTCTGATAGGGGTCACGCGAAGAAAGCCAATTTTCGACTTGATGAGCTAAGATAATTACGCCGTCGAGTAGCGTTAACGTTGTTTCACTTGAATGCGTCAAAGCATTTCTGGGCAACAAGCGTGATGGGACGTACGCCAAAGTCTCGACGAATTCATTCTCATGGCCGATGCACTTAGCGGCTCGATCAAACAATCTTCTATATTCATGCAGCCATTCGACGTGTGATGCTTTCCAACTACCCATTCTTGAATAGCTATCAACAGAACCATCGTTGTCCACGACCAAGTACGCATCAATCAGAAACCGATGAAAATCAATCATTTCATCTAAGGCATCGCGAAAACTTGTAACTGCTAGTCGATCCATATGACCGATTACTTTGTCGGCTAGTTCCTCCAACATTTCTGATGGACCAGGCTGTCCTTTCATCATCATCACTGCCCTTTGAATCTAAAGCTATGGCGAATAACCAAGCGCTCCATTCTGGTCATTGGAACACCTCCGTTTCTGACGCATATCGCTCCGCCTTTAGCAAGCGGCACATCAATTTGAGGATGAAACTCAATTTTGGGCAGAGGAGATGAATCTTCTCCAACTGATTTGCAGCGACTTAACCAACGCGTAACGGCCCACATAATTGGTTTTTTCCACACTGATCTCAGCACTTTACCAATTTCAGAAGGTGCACTTACTTCGAGCAATCCACGATCACTTAGTGTCCCCACAAAACTGGCAGGAGCATCATCGTTTCGACCAGTCAAAATCGCTATCTCGGTGGAAAGCGTCACTAAATAGCGAAAGGCGAGCAAATTTGTTTCGATATCCGCTGGAACTGCGACCAAAGCAGCATACCTACGACGCATGAGACCCCGCTGAGCAGGTCTCATGAAACTCAAGCTCACAAAAAGAAAATGCCACAGTGCTACGAAGTTGAGCAAAAGCCACAAGAGATGCACGATTAGAAGAACGACTTCAAAATATTCTCCCGCTTGGTTAGATCCCAGATATTCAAGCAAGTATCGCGCGGGCCAGAAAACATGAATTGCCAACGCGATAGATAAGGCGATGCCACTTGCGCCGACCCCAAAAGCAAAAGATTCGCTATAGTATACTTGTAGGTCGGATACCGTGCTTGATGCATCTTCGCGTTGGGTAATCAGCGTAATCACTCCAACTGCAACCGGAAACAGTAAACCAATCATCACTGCCTGTGCGGCAAGAAAATAGCTGGTCACAGCTTGAGAACGCTCGATAGCCCCCATATCAGAGTTTGGCACCCATCCTGGAAGCAGAGTTATGATTAACCAGCACCCGATCAGAAATACCGCATACAAAACCAGGTATCTCAGCAAGAAAAAGAGCAGTCCGCCCTGCCCACAAAACTTCTTGAGCATCCGATAACCGAAAGGCTGAGGAACACTTCTGATTGCCGAGTTTGTGTGCAAGTGCTGCCTCACTTCACGAGCCACCTCCTCGCGCAATCCGCCGAGACAGTTTATCTTGAATGCTTCCCACACAAATTCGATCCTTGAACAAACGCCATTAGTCGTATCCCGATTGAGTACTTTGACGTTTTTTACATTCAGAATCACTACTGAAAAGAGAACATAACTTTTGAATACGTTTCTAGACGCTTCCTACTTATTACTCTCCAATGCCGCCTTTGCCTGCTTGATCATTTTTTCAACGTCCCCATCCTCGCCCCCCTTCGACTTATCGGTCGTGGCACCGTTGTCGGCATCGCACGCCCAGCGCAGCAGCTTGATCAGGCTTTCAAGATGCCCAAGGGCGGTTTTGCACGCCGCCTGATGGGTGTTGAAATCCTTTGCTTCGCGCAGAAGGGCCGCCTGCTGCGCCGCCCGGCGATAGGCATTGCGCACGCGCTTGATATCACCGGGCAAATCACGCAGCAGTTCGGCCCGCAAACGCGCAATCGGGTCCGTCGTTTCTTGGCTGTCCATGGGGTTATTCTTCTGAAAGTTCGATCAGCCGCGCATTGGAAAGCTTTTCCGGCCAATAGGCCAGATTGCGCACATGGCCGTTCAGTGCCTTGTCCGTCCCGCCGAAACTGCCCAAAATGATGTTGGTGAAATTGCGCGGCATGGCAAAGCCACCCGGCGATGACAGCACGACACCATCCAGCCCGACCGAAATAACGTCATCGTCCCAGGCAAGCGCGATGCGATGGCGGGTATCCTTGGCAAGGCTTCCATAAAGCGACTGGGTGACAAGCTGCGCGCCAGCAGTTCGCAGCGAAATGCGCAACTGATCAGCGGCACTGTCATAGCCAAGGTCAAGGTGATCATCATTGAGGCTGCTCGAATACATCTGTACGATCCGCCAGATACCCTGCCAATCGCGCGCGGTATGGATATCGAAAACCAATGTGCCGCGCCCTTGGGCGAACCAGTCCCCCGGATCAAGCCGCACATCATCGGCCGCCCGCGCCGCCGGGATGCCGTTGCTGATGATATCACTTGTCGGCGCGGGCCCCACTTCAAGCTGGGCATTCCAGATCAGGATTGAGGCCGGAAGCGTACTGATCGCCGTGCTGATTTTCGGGTATCGGGTGGTGCCGGACGCTGGTTCGGCGATCCACACCCGTTGCCAGTTTTCATCCAGCGTGAAGCCATGAGTTGATGCCCCGTCAATACCGCCCAGCGTGATATCCGCCGTGCCCGACACCGCGCGCATCCAGACGGCAAAACTATAGGTGTCGGTCGCGACAAGCCCACCGACAGTCTGATATAGCCCATCCGCGCCAGCCGACGTCCCGGGCAGGTCAAGTTGCTTAGCCGTCTCACTGCCATCCGGAGCGGCAATCGTGCTGCTGGTGACGACAACCCCGCTATCCTTTTCCCAAAGCGCATTGTCAAAGGCAGTGGAATAACGCAGCAGATTGGTCGCCGCCCCCTCGATCAAAAGGCCCAACCGCCGCCCCAGTTCATCATGGTCATAGGCCGGTTCATCGTTTGAGCGGGTTTCAAGCAGGCCGCTTGGACCCCGGACAAGTTTGGTGCTGGCGCGGGCAAGCTTCATGCAGGCCGCAAGCGGCTGATAACGCAATCCCATCGGATGCATCTCCTTGAACACAATCTGTCTGGATGGCGCGAAGATGTTTCGGCGTACTAGCCACCAATGCGATGGATGTGACACCAGGTCAAAAGATCACTTGCCCCGATCTCGCGCGTTTCGCTGTCGCTATGCATCACCCGAAGGCGCAAGCCCGTAGCGGGCGTGGTGCCAATTCGGGCAATGCCGTTCAGCCGCAAACTGTGCGCTGCACCGCTGCCCGTCGCCGTAATATCGTTGGCCTGCAAATGGCTTGTCCAAACGGTGCCGTCAAACCGTTCGAGCGACAAAGTGGTAAATACCGACCGGTCGGTAATCGGAAAACGCACCCCGACATCAACATGATAAAAGCCAGGCAGCAGCCCCGTCACACCATGCACGCCGCTGTCATAATGCCCGTGGCTGTCCTCAACCACCTGATCCCATTCCACCAGAAACGCCCCACCCGCCGGGATGGACTGCGATGCCGTCCGCAGAAGCTTGATCACTGGCCCGCTTTCATGGATCGGGGCGGCAAACCAGCGCACCCCATCACAGATCAGATCGACCATGTCACCGCGTGTCGGCAACGGATAAACCGTCACCTCAATCCCGCCAGTGATTGGCCGGATCACATCGCTCGCCGCTGTCGTAATATCGACCATGGTGCCATCGCCGTTAAAAACGCGGTATCGCACGCCATTACGCGCAAGCGACGCCACCGGCAGGGTCAATTGCGCGCCACTTGAAAGCCGCACCAACGATCCGGTGTCGCGGATATCCATGATGCGCGAAACCGGCGCATCAATCACCGGCATGCGGCGCTCATCCTCCCACGCCAGCAAGTCACCACTGCGAAAATCAAGATCAAGCATCGCCGAGGCGTTTGATCGTTCAAACGACGCAGCTGCGATTTCGGACCGGCTTTCGGCGGCCTCGGCCCGATTGGCGGCATCCTGTGCCTGGGTTGCCTTTGTGCTGGCCACCGCGATCTCCGCCGCGCTCGGGCCATTGGCAAGCCCATCCCCCGCGTCGTTCCAGATCAACGCCCGACCGGGCTCAATAACCGGCAGCGCCGCCGATGCCCCGTCCCCTTCCCCCGCGCCAAAACGCAACGTGCCGGTTAACGCCCGGTCCACATCGCCAAGGGCCGCAGTCATGAAATCAAGATCACGATCAAGCGCATCCCCGCGCGGGATCGACATGGCGTCAAAGCTGCTTAACCGGCGCAAATGCAATTGCCGGGCGATGGTGATGGTGGTGGCATTGGCAGGTGGGGTTTCAAACCGCACCACACCACCCCCGCCCTGATCAGTCGGCGTTAATGCGATATGAAACCCGGTATCACTTTCCGTGCCATTGATCGCAACCCGCACATCACCGACATCAAACACATCAAAATCAAACGGAAATGTGTCGCGCGCGCCATCGCCGAAAAAGGCAATGCTGGCACGGACCTGATTGGCAAAAACGGCACCCATTGCATACTTCCCCCTTAAAAAGATCAACCCCAGCCATCCCGCTTGGAAAACCAGGCATTGAGGCGCGCAACCGTGTCATCCTGCGAAGACCGCAAAAGCGACTTTTCCCGCCAGGCGGCCTGTTGATTGATCCGCGTGCGTGTGCGCGCCGTTGCATCGGCGGCAAGATCACCGTCCTGCCGGGCGGCTTTTTCATAGCCCGCCAGAACCGCACTGGCCGATCCCGATCCGCCAGCCATCAGGCCCGATGCCCCTTGTCGGGCACGGACGGTTGCCTGACGCCGCCTAAGGTCTTCTGCGCGTTGGGCAGCGTCTTCGCGTTCGCGCGCTGCGATTTCCGCCAGATCGGCCTTTCGGGCGGCCTCAGTTTGATTGATCCGGGCTTGTGCATCACTCTGGTTGGCCGCGATCCGTTGTCCTGTTTGCAGTACCGATGCCGCCATCGGCACGATTGAAGTAAATCCACCCATCAGTCATTCACCCCCATTTCACTGGCCGCACCGAGCAATAAAAAAGGCCGGGGCAATGCCCCGGCGATGCGCCATAACCCACTTTTGACCGTGCCCCCGCTGCCCCGCCGCCAGCCAAGCGCGCGCAGCGTGATATCCCCGCTATAAAGCGCATCCCTATCATCGGGCGTTATCGGCAGCGCGACATCGCGCAATCCCCGCCCGGTATCAACGCGAAGCTGTCCGGTTTCCTGCAAACGCAAGGTCACAGACACCAGCCGCACGGCATTGCCACCATGCGGGCGGCTGCCATCCGATGCGGCGGGCGGCAGGGCATAAATTTCATGCGTAAACGGCAAGCCGACCTCGATCTCCGATACCGCGCCGATGCTCTCAGACAGCGTAATCGTGCCCCCGGCAACCGGAATATCCTGGGCCAAAACCCCGTCCTGCCAGACGGAAACAGCAAGCCCGTCCAGCGGATCAAGATTGCCCCAATGTCGGCGCGGCGGCTCCCCCTCCGCAACCGATTGGCGGCGATAAAGATCAAAGCCGCATTGCGCGTCAAACACGCCAAGGAAATAACGCCCGCCGCGTTCCAGCACGACATAGACATCCCCGCCCGATACGGAGACAGAGGTAAAATCACATCCCGCAACCGATTGCGAAGACCATGCCGTGATCGCCTCACTGCGATACAAGGTCAGGGTCGCAAGCGATCCGTCCTTCATCACCACATGCAAAAGACGCCGGTTCGGATCAAAGGCCTGATCGATGGGATGATCAATCAGATGGCGCGACAGCAACGCCAGATCGGCCGATCCATAGGCCTGCTCGACATCGGTAAACAGGAATTCGCGAATTTCTTTGCCACTCCGCCCGGCAAAAAGTGTGGCACCATCGACATTGACCAGCGGCACGGTGCGATCGCTCTGGCTGCCGATCCGCGTCTGGCGGGTGACCTGCACATTGGCCGGTGTCAGGGGATCGCCCGTGACCATCCATTCCGACCCGCTGGTAAAGACCTGTAGATGACGACCGGCGAAAATGCCGGTGATGGCATTGACCTGATCGGCCAGCAGGGCAAATTCAATTGCCTCGTCATCCAGTCCCTCGCCCAGCTCGAAATTAAACAGATCACCCGATTTTGACATCCAGAGCCGGTTGGGCAGATCGCGCGATCCGCCAATGATCAGCCGGTCCTGATGGAAGGTCACACTGCGTGGCCAGCCGCGCACATCGGAAAAGGCCTGCTCGACAAAATCAACCGTGGCATTGGCATTGGGCAGGGCCTGTTTCAGTGTAATTGTCGCGGTGCGGGCATCAGCAACGCTTTTAATCTCGCCCTCAACCCCCTGAATCCGCCACAACGTGCCGACATGCCCCGCCACAAACACATCCATATTGGCCGTCACGGTGACTGTCCCGCTCGTGCCCGACGGGGTCAGGGTGGCGGCGGGCTCGACGAACTTGTAATAGGGTTGGCTGGTTTTGAAATTGGTCTCGCGCCAGGCCCACAGGCTTGTTTGCCAGCTGCCATCGCCTGTGCGCGTGATCCGCACCGGCGGGGCCGTGGGATGCACCACCAGAAGCGTATCGGCACTTTGCGTCCAGTTCAGAAGATCGTGCTGCGCACGCCCAAACGTGGTTTCAAACCAGATCGTCGGCACCCCGTCTTCAAACACCAGCGCCTCGTTATCGCCAAAAGCCAGCAAATAGGTCTGCTCGGTATTGAACTCGAACTGGATCAAACGCGTCGCACCCGGCAATTCATCAATCAATCGAATGCCGGGACGCCTACGCACCCCGCCCGATGGCTCGATAAACACATTGCGCAACCGCGCCGCACCATTGGCATAAGCGCTTAAATCCGACCGCCCCCACAATTCCGGGGCCAGTTCACCGGTTGAAAAGGTGTTTTTCTCCAGAACGCGACGGGCCATGGGGTACTCCCTCGTTGAATTACGGTGATACGCTTGCGGATCGGGATTCCCGCCTACGCGGGGATCCATCGCAGCATGATCGAAACCCGCCGCTACCCCCGCGCCGAAATCAGGGAAAAATCATCAATCGCATGCGGGGTGGATTGCTGCGCATCGGCAAGCCGTGCTTCGCGCAGCTGGTCCTCGGCCCGTTTAAAAAGATACTCCGCGCGTGTGCTGCTTTCGGTCAGTGGCAGGCAAAATTCGGCTGCCAGCCGCGCCATCAAGGCCAGATCAAACCAGGCCGGAAAGCTGCCCTCGGGCAGGCGCGCAACATAGCTAAGATAAGCACTCTCCCCCGCGACCTTGATCGCCTGATCGCGCAACTCAAACTGGGCAATCTTGCCGCCGTCATCTTCAAGCGACAGCAGCCGGATAAAATCGCGCGGCAAGGCAAACAATGCACGGCCATCCTTGGGCGACGTCGCAACGTCCCCCTCCGCCAGCTGCGACAACCACGCCCCCCGCCCGGCAAACCGCCACGGATACCCCGCCAGCATCCCGTCCCGCACGGTGGGATACAGCAACCGGGCAATCTCGGCCTCGGCTACGTCTTCCTCAAACGACGAAATCGGCGCCGCCCCGATCATGACCAATGCGCGTGCACACAACGCCACATCACTTAACGCCATCAGTTTTGCCCCCAAACAAAAACGGAGCCCGGAAATCCGGGCCCCGCAAGGTTCTTGGTCGCAGCAATCAGACCTTGATGATGTAATTCACCACCAGGAACGGCTGCATGTTGTTGTGCGGCTGGTCGCCGCCAGTCAACCGGGTTTGAAGTGGCTCAGGTTCTGTGTACTCAATACGAACCTGATTGCCGCCTCCTGCGCCTGCACTGTTGGCAAGGTAGTCAATGCCGTGGCTGTGCGACGGCATTTCATTGGTGGTAAGCTGATGGGCCTCTTCGCCATCAACCACACCAATCACACGATCCGTCAAGCCATCACCCTGCCCGGCACCAATCGGTGCTCGACCACGAAGGTCCGGCAGTTTGAAGCTTCCTGCGGCCTGACCGACACCATAGATCGTGCCAATTGCGGTAAACAGATCGGCATACTCAGACGCCAGAAGTTCCGCACCGTCGCAAATCATGAAGCCTTCCGGTGCCACCGAACCAGCAAACGGCAGGATGGTCGCAACCGGCACAGAACCGCCACCGGAACCACCCCCGCCAAACAGGGTTTCAAGTGCCTGCAACAGTTGAGTATCGTCCATACGATCCGGAACGATATCCGCCGCCAGAACAACATTAAGAACTTCACTTTCAACCGGACTCAAACACTGCATACGAATTCTCCAACATTGGTCAAAAAAGAACCCCGGCAAGGAAACCCTGCCGGGGTATAAATTTCACTGCAATACTTATGCAGACGTCGGATAGAACGCCTTGATCGCATAGATCATCGCGATGTTGCGCGGACGGGTTTCGTCTCCGGTGAGACGGAACCGCAAGGCCCTATTGTTCCCGCCTGAAAGGTCATCGATGTTCATGGTCCGGTCGGACCAAGAGCCATCCTGCGGGATCGTGATCAAGGGTGTTTCTGCGCCATCATTGTGCATTTCAACTTGAGCGAGGCGGTTCGTGGCTGTGTCCTGTGCAGCACCAAATACGCGCCCAGCGTCAACACCGCGACCAGCGTCAAAGCCACGCACGAACTCACCGCGGAGATCCGGCAAGTTAAAGGTCGACACCTGATCACCTTGCCCCCAAAGGGTCCCAATGGTCGCAAACAGATCGGCATATTCGGTGCGCGAAATCGCCGTACCATCACAGACCAGCCAACCGGTCGGCGGGGTTGGCATGGCAAAGGCAGAAACCGAGCCGATTTCACTGCCAGCGATGACGCCACCGCCACCAGAACCACCACCGGAAATCAGCGCTTCGATGGCCTGAAGCAGCTGGGTCTTGTCATCGCAATCGGGCCAGATGCCCGCACCTTGAATGACATTGAGGATTTCACATTCGACCGGGGTATTACCCTGCATGAGCAGTCTCCTTGGTTGGGTAAAAAAATTCCCGGCAGCGAGATTCTGCCGGGAATCAAAATCAGTATTCTATGTATGAAATTCGACGCTTAGTGAGCGTTACAGACGCCACGCAAACCGATACGACCGCTCAGCGCCCAAGGATAACCGTTTGATCCGAGGCAACGGGACCCACAGGCCGTTCCTTCGTTAAAGCGACCGCCCCCGGCAAAACAACGCCAAGCGGCGTGATGGGTCCTACCGCGTGGTACGGCTGCATCTTTGCCGATATTGACGACCGAGGCCTCGATAACCGCGTCACCACCAAAATCCATATGGTTGTCAAGCCAGTCCCAGAGATTGCCAACGGCATCCACGACGTTGAACATTGAAACTGACTTTGCAACAGTTCCGGCACTCGCCGGAGCCGTATTGCTTGTTGCAGACCAGGCATACTCATTGGTGTCATTGGCACCTGCAGGCGCACCTTCTGCGTATGTCAGAAACTCCTCGACCGTTGGCAAACGTTTACCTGCATTCCTCAGTAGCAAATGGAAGTCGGTACGTGCATAGACATCATCCTTGATCGGCATGACGCCATACTTGCTTACCGGTACATTTTCCGGCCACGTTCCCGCACCTTCGGAGTTCAGGTAGATATCGGCCCAGAAACCACCCGGAACAATTTCGACCATACCGCTCGGATCGCAAGTCGGGCGATGGTTCAAGTCCCAGACGCTGTTGGGGACAATCTGAACCGTCGGCGTGTATGCCAAATCATATCGATTGGCGACCGGGCGGACGCGGCCGTAATGGAAACCGCCGATTTTGCGGCTGTTGCTGGCGTCATAGCCATCAGGGAAGGCAATATTCTTACTAGCAATCAATTCGGCTTCTGACGTTCCGTCATCTGCATCAACCGCAAACAGACAGATATCATCGCCAAGGGCCAAGGTAGTCAGCGAACCATCATGATTGGCTGGATCAACAATCGACCAATCAGACTGGGCTTCCAGCAAATAGCCCTGACCGTTGCCACCAATATTGACCAGACATTCGGGAATGTTCAGCGTGGTGGCACCCGCCGCCGAAATTTGCCCGTTGATCGAAAAGTAACCCGCGAAAGCCGCGAATTGCGCAATATTGACATCCGAACAAATTTTAACCGTTTGACTCATAAAGCATTCCTTTGGGTCAGAGAAAAGAAACCCCGGCAACACATGTCACCGGGGCGAGGTTGAGGGAGGATGAAAAGGGTGGATCGGGGGTGCGCGTTCAGTCGGTATTTGACGTGCCAACCGCCGTCATATCGCGAACATCGACGCCGCCTGCACCCGAATTGGCGACAACAAACAACCCTCCGGACAGGGTGGCGTTGCGGTTGGTGTTGGCGATGATGAAATCACCAACGCGCAGCATGTCACGCGCCTCAAGAAAGTAATCTGCGGTATCAACGTCGGCGGCGACGTCCGGGGTGATGTAGTGCCACAGCGTAAAGCCGTTGGCGTAGGCCAGAACACTGAGGTTTCTGGCTTTGAAACCTTCTGCCATTTTGGGCTCCTGATATTGGAAAATGTTGGGCTGAGCGTTGGCGCGAGATCCCCGCCTGCGCGGGGATGACGATGCTAAATTTAGGTGCATGGAACGAACGTCATTCCCGCGCAGGCGGGAACCTCGCGCGGCATGTTCAAAAGGGCTTTAGCGTTATTCCTGCGCCTGCAAACACACGACGCCATCGCCATCAATCAGCGTGGCACCCTGGCTCATGGAGTTGTTGACAAAATGCGCAGCATGATCGCCATGCCAGGTGATGTCGGACTGGACGTCAGAGCCAATTGCGTGGCCAATGGCGGTGCGGTGATACCAGAAGCAGGAGCGAATGCCGCTTGCCACCGGCAGGCCGGAATGGGGCATCCAGAGGGTTCCGAGCCAGCGTTTGGCCTGCGTTCCCTTCCACGGCAAATCGTCGTCACCAATATAGTCAGATCGTGAAAACTCATCGATCAGAAGCAGTTCCGACCACTGTTTCCAGCCGACAACTGCATAACGCTGCCCGTCATCGGGCACGTCGCGGTCGCCAAGGCTTTCAAAAGCCATCATCACCTTATCAAGGGTCATGCCCTCGGTATTGTCGGGCACGACATCATCGGCCCCGACCAGCGCATTAATGATCAGCTCGTCGGTTTTGCGGCCCAGCGCATAGGCCCCGGCATTGGCCAGAACCATCTTTTCATCATGGTTGATTTTAAGTTCATCCAGCGCATCGACCCAGTCACCGGCATAATAATCGCGCAGGTCACAGCGCACCGCCTCATGATCGACATTCATCACCGGCACCTTGCCATGGCGGGCCTTGGTGGTGGCGGTGCCCTTGCCGACTTTCTGGAAAACCGTGGTCGCACCCTTGATCGCGTTCTTCACCCGCACCGTGTTGCGGAGCTTCGATCCCATGCGTTGATAGGCCTGATGCACATCGGCCTGAAAATGGTCGATGAAGCTTTGATCAATCGTGGTTGTCATCGATTACGATCCCCTTGTTTCAGATATGATTTTGTCGCGATTGCAGGCAGCAGCACGGGCTCAATTGCGGGCCTGTCAAGGTCACTGCCACAATTGCCCCAAAACCCGGTCATTTTCCGGTCATGGTTTGATGGTTTAACCGTGCTGTCTCACGTTGGGACACGTCACGGATTTGCCCAGACCTGTTGCACCCGAAGGGCTTATCTGTGCGTTTCAAACAAGAAAAAGAGTGTCTGCCGTGAAGAAGTCGGTTTTGCTGGTGTTCAGCCTGATCGGGCTTGGGGTTGCGGGTTATTTCCTTTTGCCGCTGACCCCGATACCCGATTATGTAAACGCGGTCATCGACCGGGCTGACAAACTGTTTTAGGCCCAGAACCCTAAGCCAATTCAGCTTTGTGACAGGCGGGCAAAATCCGCCTGTACCTCGGCCACAAGCGTTGGATCACGATCGCGCCAATAACGCGGATCGTTCATCTTGCGCCGGATTTCAGATCGAAGGTTCTCAGCCCCACCCCCGCCCTCGACTTTGCCAAGCGCGGCCTCGTTACTCTGTGCCATCATCCGGTGCATGGCACGCACGCCATCGGCCGTTTGGCACAAGGTTTCAAAGGCGGCCTCTGGCAGATTGGCCTTGCCCCAGCTTTCAATTTTCGGTGCCAGCTTCTTCCAGCTTTCAGCACCGCCAAATTCGGCCGCCAAGGCTGCACGATCCGTGGCACGCTGTGCTGCCTGATCGATATCACCCAGAAGGGGCGAAAGAACCTCGCCGGCCAGATCATAAACCAGTTGTGCCTGGGCGTTGCTGAAGCCTGCTTCATGCAGGCGCTGGTTCAGATCCGTATCAATATCGCCCATGCCCTCAGAAAGCCGGATCGCGTAGGCGTCCGGTGTTTCGGGTACCAGATCGGCGATGGCTGCGGGATCAAGTTCCGTTTCTGGCACTTCGCTTTCGATATGGGAGAATTCGGGTGTTTCTGCTGCTTCCGGTGCGAGAAGGTCGGGTTCGGTTGTCATGCGAATACTCCGCTCATTGGGTTGGTGCGTGTTGCTCGAGATCCCCGCCTTCGCGGGAATGACGGTGTGTAAAACATCTCATGGAACGGACGTCATTCCCGCGCAGGCGGGAACCTCGCGCCGCAAGCTCATTGCTCTTTCGCACCACATGCCAGCCGCTTGATCTGCAACACAAGCGCCCGCTTTCCTTCGCGCATCCAGATCGCCTTGTCACTCGCATCCGGGCCAAGCGCGGTGTGCAGGAAATGACGTTCAAGATCGGCCAAGACCTTTGCCCCGGCGTCACTGTCAAAACAGGCCTGCCAGTGATCGATGCCGCTTTCTGACAGGCTTTCGTTCTCGGCTTCAAACCAGTCCCATCCGTTATCCGTCATCAAACAGCCTCCGCAATTTCAGGCGGCAGGCTGGGCCGCAACAAATGGTCAGGTACACCGAACTGATCGGCAAGCCAGCGGACCATGACCGGCAAATCGACCTCCGCCAAGGCTTCGGGGCCAAGACCCGCAATCCGCGACAACCAATCCAGCGCCTGTCCCGCCTGTACCCGTTTGGGCAATTGCGCCAGGGGGGCGGCGTGACGCAAAACGACAACATCGCCATCGAGCGGCATGTCAGGAAGCTCCCCGGTTTGGGACAGGATATAAAGCGCACGCCGGATCAGCGGATAGAGCAATTCCGCCTGCAACCGGCCATAGGTTGCCCCCAGAAGCCGTGCGTTTTCCGATGCGCGTTCCAGCACCTCGGTCGCGGTCATGCCCGGTTGATCGGTCTGGCCCAATCGATCAGCCAGCAAGCACCGCCGAATACGGTCGCGCAAATCAGACAGCACAAGATCAGACACATCAAACCGACCGGGGGCCTCAAGCGGTGTAAGCCCCGACGATCCGACCGCCTTGGGGATGATGCTGCCCGGTACAAGCCGAATGGTCGCCGGGTTCAAAACCCCGTCATCATCGGCCTGCCAAATCCCCGTCACCGCGATGGAGGCGTTTTTAAGCACCAGTTCAACCACCTTGTTGGCGGTCTTGATATCGGGCAGCGCCTTCATCACCGGCGACCGGCCATAAATCTCGCCCGGCGCCTTCATCCAGCGAAAGGCGATATAGGGCGACACATCAAACCGGTCGCGATAAATCAGATCGCCTGAATGGCCATCACTGTCTTCGCGAAAGACGCACAGCTCATAACCGGTTTTACGGTCGGTTGCGGGCAAGACGGCCTCGATCACGGCAATGCGTTTGGGCATGTTCTTTTCACCCGGATCATCGTCTGCCATCGTCTTGGCACCGGGCCAGGTCGCGATGATTTCATCGCGGGTCAGCGAAAGTTTTCGAAACACCGCATCCATCTTGCCATCGGAGCGTTCTTCCAATGCCAGATCGCGCAAGGGTACCGCGGTAAAACGCAATGCAGACGGGCTGTGCAGATCAGCCTTTTCCAACCGCAAACACGCGGTCCCAGCGGTGACCAGATCGAGAAACGCCTGATGCATTTCAACAGCGAAATTGGAACGATCAAAGTGCCCCTGCAAAATCCTGACAGCACGGCCAAGTTGTTCGGTCAGGGCCTGCCGATCCGCATTGGCAACATTGCCGCCCGGCTCCAGCTCAAACCAGCCGCCACCGGGCGGGGTGATTTCGGCCATCAGGCTGGCGGCAAGTTGTTCGACCGCGTCCGACGCCGTGGCGTCAAACACCCGATCAAAGCGTTTGCCCCCACTCGTCTGGTTGCTGGCGGCGGCATTGCGCTGTGGCAGGGCAAATTCATAACAATCCTGCCAATGGATCAGCCAATTACGCCTGCGTTCCATTGCCTTTTGAAAGCGGGCGCGCACCTGTGCGACATTGGCCCCGGCGGTTGCTGTATCCTTAAGCTCTGACTGCTGCCCGAGCTTTTGCGATTTCGCCATGCCTATTCCCCCAACAGGTTCTTGCCGCCGCCCGCCTTGGCGATGCGGTCAGTTAAAAGCCCGCGATAACTTGTTCCGATCAGGCTGGCACTGCCATAGCGACGGCGCTCCAAGGCCTCTGTCCGGGCTGCACGTCCGGCGTCCTCGGCGCTGGTGTTGTCGTCTGTTTGCGTTACACTTTGTGGTGCAACCGTTGGCGCAACACGCGCCGGTTTCGGTGTTGAAAACAAACTGCCCATCGCTTTTCCTCCCGATCCCCCAAACGCAAAAACGCCCGCAAGGGTCGAAACCCTGCGGGCGCATCTGTGGCGTTGATTTGTCTCTTATGTCACACTAAAAAGAACAAATCAAGAACATTTTTCAGAAAAAAACACATCGCCGATTTGATCGTTCTCAATCCCGTTTTGCAGATGGCGATAAAGCTGCCAGGGGGTGATGACCCAAAGGCTTGAAATGCCAAGCAACCTTTTGACCAGTTCGACACAGCTCATCGGGCCGAACCGTACCGTACGCGCGATGGAGGCCGGATAAGACGCCCAGATACAGTGATATCCAAGGCCGCGATAATAGGCCGCCGGATCAAAGATCGGCGAATAGCACCAGCTTTCACAGCGCACCCGATGGCTTTGCGGATCAAGGCAAATCCATTCCCCGGCCCGCACCCCGGAGACCAGCACAAAGCAATGGCGAAAGCCCGGTTTCAGCACCCGCAAAAGCCGCTTTTCCGGCGCATCGGCAAAGACGACAAGCACCGAAACCTCGCGCCCGGATACGGACTGATTGGCCCAGTTATCGGCCTTTTCCGCGACATCAGACCGGGCAACGTCTGTGATCATCACATCGTGCATGGCGACAAATCCCCACCCAGTTCAACGGCCACATCATCATGGTGAAAACTTTCATCACGACCGCGTTTGACGATGCCGCGTGTCACCAGCACATTTTCAAGGGCGGCCATGGCCTGTTGCCACAAATCCCCCTTGCCCTTTTCACGCGGATCGCGGGGATCGGGTTCGCGTTCGACGAGGCCAAAATATTCCAGAACCTGCAAATGCCGGTCATTCAGAACACCACCCTTTTTAAGGCGCATCACCGCGTTATAGACATCGTCGGGATCACATGGACGGACCACCTCCCCCGCATCAGCGACCACACGCGCACCTTCGATCCTGGCGGTTTGGCAGCGCACGAACCAGAACCATGCCTGCCGGGCACTGGAAAAGGGTGTGATGTCGCGCGCAGAAAGTGGTTTGGGAAAAAGTCTTTGTTCGGTCAC